GATTTAAATGGGGCAACTGTTTGAGCTAGTCCAGCCTCTAACCAAGCCCCCATAAGAGCTAGTATCTCTTCACGCGCTTCTTCGCTCAAGCCGATAAAGCGTCGCTGCGGCATACCACCAGTAGCGTCAACGCCTACCTCTTTATCATTAATCTTTGCCCAATGTGGAGTCCACTGTCTACCAGTTTCGTGTGCTTTCCAATATTTCGGTAGACCACCAGTATGAAACCACACTGATTCTCCACTTACAGACCATGCTGATTCACTAGTAGCTGCGTCACGCAAATCCCCAGTTCTAGTTAGAATCGGATGGACTGGATACCCTGACTCAGCTTTCTCTATCTGATAATCTTTTGATAGTTCTTTCCACCTGGCCCCTGTGGGGTCAATCTCAGTCTCAAATCGCCTTTTCATATCATCCATTGCGATACGCTTTGCGCCTCGCAGGACTTCCTCATCATCAATATAATCAGCGAAACGATGAAGAGCAATAGCTGCTCTATCAAGATCGCTAGTATCAAATGTGAAACTAGACATTAAGCCCAGTTTTCTTCTACTGTGAACGACGGGGGCGGAGATGTGTCGTTAGGCCAGAAGCTACTCTCAATGAGTGCAGAGTTCTCTAGCTCTGCACCGTCAATACCAATAACAGTCATAGTGCCGTTACGGATATCATTGAGAGCAGCGATAGCCTCGTTGTAGAGATTCTGTGCAAACAGTGAGCCGTCTGCCTCGTCCTCTGCTACTAGTAGTGCGTACCACTTAGCTGCAATAATCTTTCCAGCTATCTGACGGATCTGCTCAGGTGTATTGGCAGGATTAACCCACGTATTGATTACAGTGATATCAAACGTGCCCGAGAGTCTACCACGAATTAGACGGTAAGCGTCGATCTGTAGCAAATCATCTTGCCCATCCATGATCTGTGCCTTACCCTGCTCAACAGGGAGATGGGCATTAATGTCATCAAGCGTTGCGTAAAGATTAGCAGCCATAAGAGTAGGTGTGTAGGTAGCCGTTAGGCTACCTACACACTAGCTCCTTCCTCAACACTAGCGAGTAGTTCTAGATACTCGTCGCCTTCTTCGTCATCTTCAACGTCAAGTAGACTTCGTGCATCCAACCCCTCTCTGAGTGCGCGGATCTGCTCCTGCCTAAAGCTCCTAACGCTACCTTGCCACGTAGCTGGCATCTTAGGGTACACGTTAGTACGAACAGCACCACACTCAACTAGTGAGTCCCAATCACTACCTAACTCTTTAGGCGTGACTACAGTTCCAGGCTCGATAGATTTCTCGCCTAGTCTGATTTCCGTCCATGCGTAGTATTTAGCCATTACTAATATCTCCTGTTACTGCTTATTAGACGGCCGCTACTGCGGTCTGGAAGAGGAATCCACACGTATCAGAGACAACCTTTAGATCATACTTGTATGAAGTACGAACTATGTCGCTCTTGCGCTCTTCCTCACGCCAACGGTCGGTGGGCTTAGTCGATCCGTCGGGATATGTCTGAACGAACGTCTTACCGAACGTCTTTGTCTTTTGACCCGGCTGTGCGTCAACAAGGCCAAGCCACACGTCCTGACCCCAAAGGCTAACAATGCTCTCAGTAGCATCAATGTTGTTAGCCGTGTTCACCATCGAATCAACGATGAAGAAGTTTTCAGGAGCAGGTACGTTGATAAGAGCCTTCCAAGCCTCCGGATCAGTTAGCGCGAAGTTCTTGAAGCGATCCACGACACGCGGATGCTGCTCAATAACACCGAGAGCATCAATCGGAATCGTCATCGTATTCGGCCAACGACCAGTTGCCTTGTAAATCTTGAAGCAAGCTGCACGAATATCCTTAACCGGATTGCTGACAACCGACTCAACAATACCAGCCGTAACATACGTGTAGTCACTCCACTTAGTAGCTGCTGCTAGCGCAGTCGTAAAGCCACCAGCGTAGTTACCCGTATTACGGATAGCTGCTGCCACCTTCGTCTCATGCTCTAGTAGTAGCGAGCGAGTGATTAGCTCAGTTGCATCCTGATGAGGGTCCAATCCTAGACCGCCACCGAATACAGGATTAGCTAGACCACCCTGAGACTGTAGTTCCTGATTCTCTTCATCAGCAACCGCAGCCTGTAGTGAGTGCTCATGGGTCTTGAACGTATCCTCAGCCCACTTGCCTCCACGGACTTCGTTAGCGATTGTACCCGGCTCGCGGCGCGAGGGGAATACAATCCAGTTAGAACGGTCATATACGCGATAACGGCCTGACTGAGTGTTTACAGGGGTGATCGGGAATAGACGTTCTCCATATAGCGTCTGATCCTGATAACCAGTTGAGAAACCAGTTAGGATAGGATCAACATAGAGCTTGCCTGGATCATACATTGCCATTCTGTGTCACCCCCTTTAGGTGGTTGTCTCGTTGCGGTTTTTAACGTCCTCTAGGTTGACAGCAACGCGGTCATTCTCTGCGCCCGTTTGCCGTGCAACCCCCCACAGGTAGTCATAACCAACAGCACGAACACAACGGCCCGAGTTGTCAGTCGTTACTCTATCACCGCGAGTAACTCCACCTGAACCAACTTCCCATTCTGTAATACCGTCTTCCATCACAGTGACACCCTTACCCTTAGCAATCTCAGCAGTAAGGCAGTCGAACTGTGATACGCCTACACCTGTGCCGCCTGCGATAACACAAGGCTTAACACTCTCTGCGGCGGCACCGAAATCAACGGCTCGGAACTTTAGAATCTGAGAGTCCGCGTCGTATCCCTTTGCCATTCCGTAGTTACCATACGCTACCATTATTCACCGCCTCCCACTGATTCCTGATACATTGCAGCTAACTCAGGATTAGCAGCAGCGACCTGTGCAAGTGCGTCACCCCACGATAGCTTACTAGAACCACCGGCCTCTGCCTGTGCAGAATGAGCCAGTGTTGCAAGCTGCTGTGCAGCTTCCTTAGCCGAATCAGCAGTAATATCCTCTGCTTCACGACTAGTACCATGCTCCGTGTAATCCACGATAGCAGCCTTAGTTGCGAAGAGATCAAGAAACTCCTTGAAATCATCGTGAGAAATACCACCAGCAGAAATCTTCTTATGCGTATCACCGATCATCTCAAGAGCAACAGCCGAGAAGCCGTGGTTGCTGTCCATTGAGAACTGTGCATAAGACTCGCTAAACAGCTTCGCAGACTGTTCGATATCACGCGCACGAAGTTCCTCAAGCATCTTAGCTTGCTCAGGGAACTGCTCTGCAAATGCAAGCTGCTGAGCAGATGCCTCACGAAGCGGCGTGATCTCCATAACCAACTGCGATACTGCTCCTTCGATTTCCTCTGTAGTGGCATCCTCACTAAGACCTAGCGCAGCTAGCGTCTCAGGAGTAAGTGGTTCCATACTGTTTTCACCTTCCTTTACTTCAGTTGAAAATGTGATCTGCGGTGTGTACGTCCACTGACCACCTGTGGTAGTACCAGTAACATAACCACCTGTCGAGTATTCCATCATACCACCTATGACTGAATCGAGCGTTTGTACTCCGTCCACCATTCCCATCGCTAAAGCTGTCTTGGCCCGGTACGTTCTACCATCACCATATGACTCTTTAACGACTTCTTCATTTGTACCTCTACCTCTAGCAACAGCACTAACGAACTCTGCATACGTCTCGTTTACTCGCTCTTGCATATGCTCCTTAGCATCGTCACTAAGAGGACCGAACGGACTACCTTCTACCTTGTACTTACCAGCAGATATCATAGTAGTACTGATACCTTCCTTCTCTTGCTGTGCAGACTTGTCCTGATGGACGGTATACACACCTACAGAGCCTACTTGGCCCGATGGAGTAACATAGAACTGTTCAGCTTGCGAGCCTAGCCAATACGCAGCGCTAGCGGCTGTCGTATTCGCTACAGCAACAATAGGCTTCTGGCCGCGTGCTTCGTAGATCGTGTCACCCATTTCCATAATAAGATCGGACATACCGCCAGGGCTGTCAATGTTGAGTACGATTGATTTAATCGTATCATCTGTAACCATCTGGCGGAAGTCCGATTGGAGCTTCTCGATACTAGTAGCTCCACTCATTTGAGTCATCATATTGGCTTTAGGAAAAATCGGGCCGTTGATATTCAAAACCCCCACAGGGCTGACCGGACCGCCCTCGTTGGCGGAATCCGTTAACTCATTCTGATGACTAAACGTGTACTCGCTTGTGTCAATTTCCTCACCAGCGATCCTACGCTCCACAATGCTAACAATCGTCTGTAGGCTCTCAGGTTCGATAACCCACGGAGTACCAGTGATCTTACCCATGATGTGTGTGTAGGTATTACTCATGCTGGTGCGCCTGTGACTGTGGCAGCATTGGGATTAACGATAGCGGGAGCATCACGACGAATGCCGCGTGGAGGCGTAGTATCTCCCGTTACGTTCGGGTGATTAGTGTTAGGTGCAGGTGGACTACCTGTACCCGGCTCAGAATGCGACATTTCAAAGTTTGGCATTAACTCACTCCCTGCTAGTACGCTAAGTACTTACTACGTACACGTCGATTGGACCTAGTTTAATAACTTCTGACCCTACTGTGAATCCTACAAATAGGCGATAATGTCCCGTTGCCCAAGCGCCTCCTGCGTGAGTGGCGCTAGTATCCATCATCGGCTTAATCCTCATACCGCTTGCTGTAGTGCTTGCTGCCGTATACTTGGCAACATCAAGATCATTAAGAACTGTGTATGTTGGAGTTGCTGCTGAGAGATCCGTAGTAACTCCTGTGCTATCAGTAACGTCAACTGGTACGATTTCCTTCGTTCCGGCTGTTAGGCGTACAGACATTAGTCAGCTATCGTTGTGTAGGTGAACCGGCCATAAGCATTAGTAACCCACTTATTGTTGTTCTCAAGATAGTTCCAGTTTCTACTACAGAGATAAGTGAACATAGCGTCAGGAGCGGGTTCTACGTAAGCACCTGTCGAGTCTGTTACGGCTACTCCTGTATCGCTAACAAAGCGACGTGCTCTAAGAACATATTGATCTGCAACAGTAGAGCCGGTATCGCTAATAGTTCTAAACGCTAGCTTTAGCCGAACAGGAGTATCGCTAGGAGTTACTCCTGTGTCTGTTATACCCCTAATAAAGAATGGGCCGATATAGTCGCTGAACGTGAGTGTGTCGTCAATAG